TTATTGTTGCGCTCCCTGCGCTGGAGCGGATTGCGCCAGCAGTTCCGTCTTGCGCCCGCTATCTTGCGTCGTGCCGAAGTAGTACGCCGCTGCGGCCTTGGCTTCGGCTGCCAAGTAGCCGCTGATATTCCCGATGATCACCCAGCCCTGCGGCGGAATCTTGGCCGCTTCATCAGGCCAGCCCATGAGCGCTACAAGCTGTGCTGCCGCAATCCCAAAGAAGCCGCCGAGGATCATATAGGCGAGATGCGCCGGTGTGCGGTCTTTGACCTGAATCTCCCGATTGCGCGCGCTGTCTCGGTCCTTTACCTCGGCATCGACAAGCTTGTCCAGATGGTCGTATCCGATCTGGATCATGAATTCCTGATGCTTGATGTCGAGCTGCTTGAGCGCGATCAGTTGATCAGGTGTTGCGCCAGCAAGCGCTGCTGTCACGTTTTCTGGCGTTGCTGTTCCGCTATTCAGCCCGAACAGATCACAAATTGCCTTGACTGCAACGCCAGCTACCGGAGTGCCCAGCGTGCCAGCCAGCCACGGCGCGATCGTTCCGATTGCTGCTTTGACTTTTGACCAGTCCATTTCAGACTCCTTTTTGTGCTAGCAGAACGTCCGCATAACGCTGCGCTCGAGCGCCAACTTGTTGCGCGTACTTCGACCCCAGAAGTCCGGCCGCTGCCACATCCCATTTGTTGAAGTGGATCGCGTCCAAGGTATTTGGGAAACCAAGCAAGCCATTGATGCCCATGTTGAAGGCAAGCCCGCAGAGAACGCGCTGCACCGGTTCCGGGCATGCGCGCCACCAGTTCAATTTCTCGTCTAGTCCCGCCACAACGCGAGCAATGTCTTCTTCCAAAAGCAGATCTATGTCTGCGTCACTCAGAGGCTCATCGCTGACTGCGTATGGGTAATGTGCATCGGCATCGATGTTGTGGCCGACGCCGACTGTCCATTTGCCCACCGTGTCAAGGTAGCGACTACGGCGCACACCCTCATCGCGCCGTAATTCTTCTTTTAGCTGCTCATAGTCCATTAGCGCTTTCCTCCCGGCGTTCCTTGAGATGCCTGCGCCATCCCCAATACAACTGAGAAACGTTGAATGCGATCGCTAAATAGATGAGTATCTGGGACGCCGTAAGGCTGCCGATCAACACGCAGATCCAAGCGAAAAACCCCTTCGTGATTGCCCACCACGTTTCGTTGTTGTTTTGCATGAGTCGTCCTGTGGTGGTTATCGAACGCGACGCACGCGAATGAAACCTGAACACGTCAATGTGCTGGTGGTGAAAGTTGCAGATCCAACCACATAAACAGTGGTATTCGACGCAATCGACACTCTCACAATCGGCGTGGCTATGATTTGCCCTTGACCAGTTGTCGAATATGCGAACTGTTGAGAGGCGCTGACCGGACCGTTGGTCGCCGAAGTGGTGCTGATGCTTGCCTGAAAAACCTGCAATACCGTCGTGCCAGCCGGACTAAACTGGATCGTCCCCGTTACATCCCAATCACCAGGGCCAAGTGTGATAGAGGTGCAATTTGCTGGCGTGCCGGACGTAACCGAAATAGTCGAGCTACTGTTGCTGGCATATTCCCCCCAACTGCCCGAATTGGCGCTGTCATTGGTAAGGGTTCCGGCGAGACCGGCAGTTGTTGACGGTGTGATGGCCCCCGTCGCTTGCAAAGTGGTGAATTTCCCAGTATTAGCCGTTGTGCTGCCGATGGCGCCGGGAGACGCAAATGTGGCACCGCCGAGCGTGGCAGCATTGACGGTCGTGTTGCATGCAAAGCCGGTGCCGCTAGCCCAGTTCAGTGCGCTAGCGCTGGTGCTGCAGCTAGGCACCCCCGTGGCTGTCGGTGCAGCAGATGCGCCAGTAGGGTTACCGAGCACTGTATTAGCCGCTACTGGCGACAATGAGCCGGTACTGACGTTACCCCACGCCGGAGCGGTACTTGATCCCGTCGAGACGATTGCCTGACCAGCAGTAGATCCAGAAGGATTCAACAGCTGAACGGGGGATTTCGTTTGCGCTTGACACAGCGCGCTAAGCGCCAACAGACCAATAGTCAAAAGTTTCTTCATGGCATCAAGTCCCTGCGTCAACAGTAAGAATAAAAGAAGCTGGGTCAGTAGGAGCGCCAGCCGCGTTGTAGGTATTGATCGTGAAACCCGTGTTGGTCAGGTTTGTATAAAACCAGCCCATGCTTCCCGTACCAAGCTGAACTTGAGGTAAGGCAAGTGAACCTGCCGTACGTTTAAGCGACACATTGAACACCCCGACGCTGGCACGTGTTACTGAAACAATCCCAGTGTTGTTTTGCATCGTCGCCACGCCACCGGACACGGTTACATAAGCGCGGGCTTGAACTTGCGAAACTGCTCCATATTGCGACACTCTTGTCGCATCCATGAGAGGCAATTCAATGCTGTCCTGATAATTGTTTGTGCCGTCATCATCGATATAAAATTGGTCGAAATTTGCACCACTGGCGTAATTTATGTAGCGATGGGATGAATTGGCGGAATACGTGCCAGAACGCATAAAACCATTTCCGCTCAACTCTACTTTGCACGCAGAAACTCCGGCCCCAAGAGAAGATGCATCAAAAACAACATTGTTCACTACGTATTGCACAGAATCAATTCGATTGAACGTATTGCCCTGCAGGACATAAGTGCCCGTAGCAGTGTGCGTCACATAGATGTCAGCGGCCCCGGCGTTATGTTCAAAGTAGGCGCCAAGCACACGCAGGGATGCTGAACCGTTCACGCCATTGTTTTGAAAGGCGAGAGCAGCGGCACCAGCTTGCACGTTACCGCTATTGTCCATACCGTTGGCTTCAAAAGTTCCGCCATCAAAGGTAACTGTCACTCCCAACGTGATGACCGCACCGTACAGGTAATTGCTCTGGAAATAGCAGTTGCGAAAGACCAGCGCATTCGGGTAAGTCACGGTTCCGAACGCTGCCGTAAAGCCTTTGTAGTTGTAGCCGAAGTAGCAGTTGTCGAATTCGCAGGAATTGATGTCTGTTGCGGCTAAACCAGTTGTCATGCGGAATACATGCACGTCTCGCAACGTGGTATTCACTTGGCTGTTCAAGGCAATGCCGACGCCATTGGATGAGACGCTCGCTTGATCTGTGTGCTGTACGCGGAAGCCTTCTAGCAGAAGGCGATCCGCATAGGCGCCGGTGAAGGCGAACAACGTTGGAGAGGATGCCCCCGAATATTGAAAGCAAGTGCTGCCGGGGCCGTCGCCGATCATGGTCAGGCGCAAACCTCCAGAATTGATCGGCGTGCCGTTGTTTAGCGTCACAGATACACCGGAGGTCATGATGTACAGCCCAGCAGGGACGCGCAAAAGTTTTCCGGAGTTCGCAGCCCAATTAAGAGCGGCTTGGATTGCGTTTGTATCGTCAGTAACACCGTCTCCAGTAGCACCAAAATCCTTAACACTAACAAAATCCTGAAGACGGGATTGAATGGTTCTATTTTTTGAACCTGCAGCACCTTGAAAATATGAGAGCTTAGACGACTGAATACCAGCGCCTATTGAAACAGATTGATCTGTTACAGTGCCATTAGAAGGTGTTCCAATCGGGATTGTATTGCCGCCTTTTACATAAACACGCTGTACTCCAATTGGAATTGGATTTGAAAAATTCAGAGTGATGCCACTCAAAGATGAAAAATTTTCATCGCCCTGGAATACGCCATCAAAGAAAACCCACAAATTTGCTAGAGAGCCGAAACCAGCCGACAGAGTGAGTTGATTGGTTGTACCAGGGATAAAATCAGTGCCAGCAATAAAGGTCTGATCAACCATGTTTCCAGATAGTGACGCATATGCATCTTGCGTAATCTGGTCCCAGATCAGATTCCCATTCTGGTCGTAGACAACTTGCCGATAGGTGCCGCTACCCCAAATGACCGCTTGGCCGTTGGCATCCAGCACTACCGGATTGGTGTTCAGGATCGTTTGTGCAGAATCCTGATAGGTGTCTTTCAGGGTGCTAGTATTGGGGATATAGAAATAGACCTTACCCCCGACCAGCGGCTTACCAGTGCTGTCGATGAATTGGGCCTTTGCGTTCGGAAGTAGCGCAGCAGTCATTTTGGGTCCAAGCGGGGACACGGCGCCTAGCGCCTTGCTCTGTCCCTGCCCTGACGAGACTGCTTAACGGGCTACTTCCGACGATTTGGGCCGCCTAACCCTTACATCAAAACTATCGAAGCCTATCTAAGCCCTTTTTCGAATTATTTCGCAATTCTTCTTGAAGGGCTTCAAATTGTTGATTCCCACGCCGTCCTTCCATAAGTCGGCTCAAGCCCGCCCCAGCTTTTGCGCCCCCTAATGTTCCAAGAACCCCAGCCCCGGGGACCGGCAAAGCATGACCAATCGCGCCGCCAATACTTGCTCCGGCGCTAGGGGCGTATTTCTCCACGAACCCTGGCTTATTGAGGCGAGCGGCTTGTTGTGCTGCTCCCTCATAGGCATGGACGCCAGGCATAATTTGGCCTCCATAGTTTAACGTATGGAAAGCTGCGATCTCGTCAGGAGGAAATGTCTGAAGTATCTTATGGCCGACTACGGAATTAAGCGTCTTATTGACACTATTCTGATTCCACACCCCCGCCTTGCTTGCGCCTTGTTGATACACTTCACGCGCCAAGGCTCCAGAAATCTCATTGCGAGCAGCTGCGGCAGCTTTTTGAAGCTCAGGTGGAATTGCTGGAATTCCCTCTGGAGCACCAGAAATACGCCCATTGGAAAGATCGTTAAGCGTATTGTAAATATGCGACCACTGATCAATTGGCATATTATTCAACCGATCAGGTATCTGCTCAACTGAAGCACCAGATTTGACTCCATTGGAGTCTGAGTTTCCAAAAATTTGTTTAAACCCACGAGCACCAGTAATGCTCTGTTCTACTTGATGCAAAGCATCCCCAAGCTTGTAAGACTCAGAGCCAGCAGCAGATGCCACATCTCTATCAATTGCTTGATTGATTGCTGCTATTGTGCGTGCGTTTCCTTCGTTCCAGTCCGCATTGTTAGATTTTCGTACGGCGTCCCATGCCGCCACACTACCAGGAGCGGTAATTTCTCCCGTAAGAGGATCTTTGAACCCGGTACTACGCGCCAGATTTATAAGTTGCGTCACACCAGACACAACGCGAGAATTTCCGGCACGCTCCGCTTCGGCTAGGAACTGAGGATCCTTAAGGAGGGCATCGACATGGCTGGTCTTAATAGGATTATCTCCAGACTCAGCACGAGCCCTATCATAAATCTGCTGCTTTGCCTGTTGAAGATACTCGATCAAACCACCTTCGCCATTTACCGCATCATTGATAACATTGCCACGTTGTTCATTATTGATGAGATTGGGACTCGCTCCAGTTGCTTCAATTCGCTTTTCGGCATAGTTAGATAGTGCCTGCTGCTCCTGCGCAATCTGCTGCCTCATCGCCAAATTTGCGGGTGTTTCCTGTGGCGATTTCGCTGCCGCATTCTCATCACGCAACAAATTCTCATTGCCAGAGATCACACCTGTACGGACACGCCCCGCGTTATCGCCCATGATCTCATTGACAATACCAGCGCGAATTGCTTGCTCTTGAGGCGTAACGTCCTGAGCAATCTTGGAAGTTTTGATTTGTGGGAATGCACCACGGGATGCCTCTTCGCCAGTGAGGACGGGATACGGATTCATATTCGAACTTGCAGCGCCGCCCCCAACCATCGCGCGCTCTTGCATCGGAGGACCAATGGGGCGCGCCTCGGACGGCGTAACTTTGACATTCATGTCGTCTGCGGCCGTAGCAAGGGCTGCGTCACGAACTATAGGTGCCAACTTGGCAATCCCGGCTTTTGCTGCCGGGACTGCTGCCATAAGACCGGTCTGGGCCATGTTAGAAATATCTTGCGCAGGAAGACCAGTGACGTTGGCGACTACATTAGAGCCCTTCTCAATACCTTGGCCGACTAGACGCATCAAGCCCTGCGAAGCCTCGTTCTGATATCCAACCGTATTGCGTATATCGGTATTGTCGCCAAATAATTGGCCGATGCCATTTACAGCCTTCGCGACAGGATTTTGGAAGAATGCGCCAATACCATGCTCGGATCCTTGTTGGGCTTGCTCGGGGCTTTGTCCGAGCGCTCTACGTACTGCATATTCTCCTTGAGCTACCAAGGCACCGGGACCGCTCGCAATCGTGTCAGCCAGCCCTGCGAGTCCTTGACCAAACTGTGTGACAGGATTTGAAGAATTTTGCGTTTGCGGCGGAACGGATGGAGGCGCCGGAGGTTTTCCGCCTTGAGTTGGCTGCGCTTGCTGTTGCCCCTTGGTGAACGCCGCAAAGATCGCGTCATCAGACTGCGGACCTTGAGCATTTGCAACAGGTGCGCCGCCGCCAGAGAATGCCGAGAAAATGGCATCATCGCTCTGTCTGTTAACGCTTTGCGAAACAGGAATGCCAGGAAGAGTTACGGATTTCTGCGGCATTTGCTGGCTGCCAACCCCAGCAGCGCCCAAAACCTTTCCTGGATAAGCTGAGTTGACAGGTCCCCATTTGGATTGATCATCGCCACCATGATATCGGCGCAGGGCCGTCACTACATCGGGAGATGTATCCAACAACTGAGAAAGGAGCTTCGTTCCCCCAAAAATATTTTGCTGCGGATCGGTCGCATCACTGATGCCAAGCGCCTTATAGTTCGACGGCATGATTTGCATCAAGCCGGTTGCGCCAACGTTGGATTTGATCTTGGGATCGCCCCCCGATTCCGTGGCAATAACTCCACGGATCAACGCAGGATCAACGTTGTAGCGCTTAGCTGCGGCTTGGATGATGTCGGAGTAATCGGCCATCATTGTCCCGGCATTTGGATCACGCCTGCGCGCACGAGATTGCCCAGGTCAGCCTTGAATTTTTGCAACTGCTGAGGGTTTTGGCGCTTGATGAATGCCTGTTGCTGATTCGGACTCATCGAAGTAAACACAAACGCATCAGGGTTCACGTTCTTGTTCCACTGCGATTGCCACTGGTTGAACTTGTCAGAAGTGAGCCCCGAGTTCTGAAAGGCGTAGTCTTGCGCCGCGCGCATTTTCTCGGCGGCGATAGTTTTGGCAAGAATGTCCTCGTTGGCCATCTTGGAAATGCCAGGGTTGGCATTTCCTGTCACGGCAGCATTCAATCGCGCATCCGTGCCGCTTCCAATCGAGCCAGAAACCGACGAAGCATAGTTCGTCAGGATCTTCTTAAACTCGTCGTAGTCCTTCACATCGCCCGTAAAGCCGATAGCCTTGGCGGTATCTGGAGCCAGCGCGTTGAAGAACGACTTCGCTTGATTGCGCCAATCAGTGCCGGGACCAGTTTGGATGCCCGAGAGAGCATCACGCGCCTGATTCAGAAGGTTGATGCGCATCGGAGCATCCGAAGCGGCATCATGCAGAGTCTGAGCAGCAGTGTTAGATGTACCTGCCTGAGCGACTAGCGCGGATTGCTGTCCCGGCGAAAGACCTTTCTGCATAGCGCCAGCAGGCATCCCACCAGAGCTGCCAGACTGGTCAAAACGACCAGTGTACCCACCACTAGCCCCAAGAGCGCCCGCGCCATTGAGCCATTGCTGTTTAGTGACGGCATATGGCGTACCCTCCGGTGTGACACCTTGAACTTCCTGCGTGGCCTCGCCCGGAGTTAGAGACTTGGCAAGAGTCGTCACTTGACCTTGAGGTGCCCCCGTCATCGGGTTGAGCGGCACGATGTTGACTTGGCCGCCTGTATCAATGGTCTGAACCTGCGGCATCAGCGCGCGGATTTTCGCTTCTCCAGTCAGGGAATTCATCAGGTGCTGGCGAACCCACCCAGCTTGCGCACCCGGATCACTCGGGATCGACTTGATTTCCCGGATAGCTTGATCCATTGGCAGGGTGCCGTTTTGAGCAGCCTCGGAAATCTGCGTCACGATAGCCTGCGACATATCGCCCTTCCCAAGATTGGGATCAAGCGCAAGGGAGCCGATGCGATTGCGGATGTCACTTTGCTGTTTCATGGCAAGTTCAAGCTTGCCGGTATCGTATTGCAGTTGGGAGTTACGCTGATTTGCAATCTGGCCCATGAATTCTGGCAAGAAGGCGCCTGCACCGTTCTGGCTCGCCAGCGATTGCAGCTTATTGAAATCCACCGAACCATCAGGGTTTACGGATTGCGCATAAGCATCCGAAATGGCCTGATTCGCGTTCAAGCGCATCGTGTTTTGCCGAAGGGCTAGCAGACCCTGGGCAGTTTGGATTGGGGCTTGCATCGCCTCCAGTCCTGTTTTTTGAGGCTGAATGCCAAGCGGAATGGATGGATCAATACCGGCCATTTCAATCTCCCACGCCTAGTCCCGGCATTTCATTGCCCCAGCCGCCATAAATACCGCCTGTGCTGCCACCTTGTGGACGCATTAGGCCATAAAGCATTGCATTGCTGCCTAGGTTGGATAGTCCACCAGCAATAGCATTCGACGCGCCGATTTGCCCAGCAGCTTGGGCATTAGCAGCGCCAGTCATCAGATTGGCAACATTCGTACCCGTCTGAATTCCTGCATTGCCCACGCCAGCCGCAGCGTTCTGACCAAGGCCAAGAAGGGCTGCCAGTCGGTTGTACTGATCCGAATTCACACCGTAGTTCGTAGAGAACTGTTGGAGTGCATTGTTGTACTGCTGCTGAAAGGTTTGGCTTGCCAAGCCCGTGTTGTATTGATCAAGGCCCTTCATCTGGGCACCGGATAGGCTAAGACCCTTAGCAGCCATCGCGTTATCAATGGCTTTGTTACCCTGCTGCAGAGTGAATTGATAACCTGGCGTTTGCTCTAGCTGCTGTTGTGTGGGATTGAAGTTAAATTGACGATTGAGCGCACCGCTACCAAGCAACTGTTGCAGCTGTGGAATCGTATTTGTTCCCAAGTCCATATAGGGCTTGAGATTATTTTGTAGCTGCTGGAACTGTTGCCACTGCAACTGAGATGCGCGATTAGATGCATCCGCTTGCGTACTGGCAGCATCCGATGCTGCTCCCGCTTGCATCGCAGATCCCGCAAGCCCTGCTGCTGCGCCTACGCCAATTGCCGCCGCGACCATGTCATTCCCCTAGCCACTTCTCATACATCGTTTCCACCGGTTCAAATTTCAGATACCGGAATAGAGCCGAGGCATCATGCTGAACCTTGCTACCCACTGCCCAGCGCTTGACGCCGCGTCGCGTCAATTCCTTTTCAACAAAGCGGAACATGCGCATGCCCATCGTTCCAGTGCGTTTCTCAGGCGCGACAAAGAAGATGTCAGGCGTGCAGGTGAGACAAGACCGGTAATGCAATCCAGGGGCTACGAAACAGACGAAGTACGCGACAATCTGGCCGTCTTCGCGGCCAATTATCATCATCAAAGATCCATCAGCTTGGCGCGCACGGTAGACCTCTTCCATGGGCTCAAGCGGCACACCATGATCTTTATGCGTCGAAATCTCGGCGTAATGCTCTTCCAGCAGAGGTTTAAGCTCGCCGTACACATCCGAGAAGAGTTCGATTGCAAAAGTGATCATCAAAACCTCAGATCAACAACAAGATGAATGCGGTCGTCTGCGCTGTTGTTTACGACTTCATGTTCAATGGCGTTTTGGAACCACCAGATTTCGCCTGGGCGCATCCATACTTGCTCGTCTCCACACGTGAAAACGTTGCCCGGCTCGGACTGAAGGACGATGTGATAGCGGTCCCAGTACGATGCATGCCAAGGAGAATCAGCATGCCTGAAAATCCTTCCGCCCTGCACAAGGCGATTGATCATGCAGCGGCCTAGACGAGTTGCGCCGGTTGCCGTCATGAGCGCCATGATCAAGGCCCGAGCTTCTGGCAGATGATCCACTTCCGCGCGCCACGGACACTCGTGCAGGTCATAACCGGCCAGCTTGTTTTGCTTGTAAAGCTCAAGCTGTTCCTCGTTATCTACCGGTACCTTGTCCTGAAAGCGCAGATACACCGTATCCGTATCGCCGAAAGGCCCTTGCGGGTATTTCCGCAAAAAATCATCCGCCTTCCACAGATCAGGCTTCCTGTAGAGGGCGTTGACTATGGGCTTAACATTCACCCCGTCGGCGAGCTTGAGGAAGTTGCGCATTAGTTGTTGAAGGCAATATCGAACAATTGACCCACAACATCGCTCGCAGCGCCCGTCGTCGGGCTAGAACCTGTAATCGTGATATTGATCACAGCGTTTTCGTTGTTGGTCAGCAGAACGGGTGCCAAAGTGCCGGTGTGCGTCGCCCCTGCCACGACGGATTCATTGGTAGCAATCTGCGTATTCGAGCCTTGCGCGCCATATTTGGTCACTTGCACACCAGCAGACCAGCCGCCGCCGTTTGTCGTAACCACCCCCGAATCAGCGATCAGCGTGCCTCCGGCTACCGCAGCGCCAACCGTTTGAGTCGTGGTGCCCCACCAAATTTTGATGCGCTTGTTGTTGGCATTTGCCGCAAATTTTCCGGCTGCCGTGATGGTCACCTGGCGACCAGCTGCATTGAACGCGTTTGCGGGCATCGCATAGGTAAACAGCACGTCATCAGTCGTATCAGCGGCATTGCCGCGACCAGCTGCGACAACCTGAACGCTAATATTGCCCGTTGCCCCCATGGGGGCATTACTACCCGAGCCACCCGACTGAACTTTAAAACCAGGATCATTCGGAGCGCTATCCGAAAGCGTGGCTACACCGAAATAATTGCTCATGGATCAACTCCCGCTCGTTTCGTAGACGCCGCCCATCAGAGTGACAACGGCACCAGTTCCCGCAAGGGCTTGCAATGTCGATCCCGGCGCCAGCTGCAAGCCAATCGCTTGGGGCGGGACATAGGTTTGTCCGGCATAGAGAGAAAATCCGGACACGAAAGCGTTTGATGCGCCTGGCGATCCGCCACTAGGCACGTTGTAAAGCGTGACGGCGACAGGACTTGCCGATGTGTTTGTCACTGACAAGTTATTGACCGTTGCTGTTACTCCAGAGCCAGCGGTGTAATAAACAGCCGCCGCAGTAGTCAGCGATGCTGGAGCAATTGACTTTGGAACGCGTTGCATCACATGACCCCTTTTACATATACCTTACTTACACCGACGGGAATTGCCGATGTGAAATTAAGTGCAGTTCCATTGATGCTGTATTGATCGTCACCTTGGAATACACCATCAAAGAAGATCCATGTACGAGATTGCAATCCGAACGCTTTGGAGAGCGTTAAAGATGTAGTAGTGCCAGGCGTGAAGTCTGTGCCACTCGAAAACGTCTGGTCGTACACATCCGACACATTGGATGGAGGAAAGATCATCTCCATCAATGGCTCTTGGCGAGTGCCTTGAGACATCACCAATTCGACTTCAAACGGGCTCTGAATAGTTGGAAAGCCTGCTGCAAACGTCTCTTCTAGCGCCAGAACATCAGCCACCATCAAAGAAGTAGGCGGAACTCCAGAGGCACCTCCTGTCCTGCGCCATAGCTGGATCAGAAAAATAAACCATGGCTCCGATACTTTCCCACTCGCCGGGTCAACGAATGGCACATTGACCAGTGGGACATCTGTTTGGATATCGGTTGTCATTGATTATTCGAGTCTGCTTGGACAAACGCCCCGAGGAGCGATGTCTTCACAGGAGCCGACCAAGACAGTTCAAATACGCGGTCTCGAGCCATTCCTAGACGTTGGAACTGCAGCGAAGTTAGGTATTCGCCTTCAAGGCCCAGGCTTGTACTGACGCGGTTTCCCCAAGACTTTCCACGGGTATCACTCCAGCGCAGAAAAACAGGGACTGGGATATGACCACCACCATTGCCCACTTCCATGTTGGCGATGAATTCCCGATAGCGCAGGCGATCTGAGTTGTCATCCACACTGTGCATGAATGAACGGATGCAAGGGATTGGATTGCCGTTATCCGTGTAGTTGTTCACATCCCAGAGGTACAAATTGCCGTTCTGCCAGTCACCAACAACCGGACTGCCATAAGCTGAGGCATAACAATTCGCACGATGGCGATGCAAAGCGCCATCCTTATCTATCCATGCCAACTCGTTCCATTGGCCTGTACTGAGGTCATATTGCCAAGTCTTGTCAGCCGTTGGGAATGTGATGACGTAGAAGAAATGGCCTTCGATCTGGTAGGTGAAGGCAACGGCATCAGACAGCGTGCTATAGCCTGCGATCTCGTTATCGAGCGCGAATGTTGAGATCTGCGATGCGTTGAACTGCTCAGTGCGACATAGAAAGGCGACGCCCTCTTTGGACTGGGCCAGCCAATACACATTGCCATCCATCTGAGCGATGGATCCCACCGCTGCGCATCCATACTGCATGAAAACACCTGGCAACCGCTCAAATGGAAAAGTTGTGCCGCCAGCGTTGAACCACACTTCAGAAGTTGCGGCCCCTAATAGATAGATATACCGCTTGGATACAATCGTCCCCACCAGAGTATCCGAGTACCCGGATTTGCTCGCAAAATCCGTTGCGTCAAAGGTGATTTGGTTGGCAAGCGAGACATACCATTGGTTGCTACTTGGCTTGTTGAGCACCAAATAGCCATCAACGAAATCAATGCGGTTGCCGCCCAGGAACGCAGAATCAGCGAGTGCGGAGAAGGTGTTATCTGCCAGATTGACCGTCCAGCCTTGGCTCGATCCATCCACGATTACCAGATATGTGGAGTTATCTACCATTTGGACTTGGCCAGACTGAGATGCAATGTCTCCAAGAGCAGTCAGTTTCCATGTGCTGGAGATTGCATATACAGTAGAGCCACACACACCATAGGTCGTGCCGTTGGATGCGCTATACAGTTGGCGCCAGCCATTGCCGTAGTTCGGCGCTGCCGTCGCCAGCAGGGTTAGTCCTGGAGTAGGGTAATACGTATAAGGGAAAGGCGATTCCTTGAGATTGCGTTCCGCATACAGATTCACGCAGCGCTGAGCCTCGGCAACAACCGATTTGGCTTGGTACGCTCCCGAGACGAGAGGAACGCGCGCCATTAGGATGCGCTCCCTACGTAATAGTCGCCATAGATGTTGTAGACACCGCTGCGCTTACGAAGAGCGGCAGGCATCTGTAACGTGGGGATCTGTGCGTTGGCTTCTTCAATAATGCGCAGGGATGCTTCAGCCTTAGCCTTAGCTACCTCGCTAACAGGCAACCCATAGAACGGGTAAAGCTCCATCGTCAGATTCCACATCAGCGCCGCGCTGTATTCAGGCGGAAGCGAAATTGCATCGTTCACGTTCTGGAACGACTGCAATTGCTGCATCACAGTGATGTGGATCTCATACTGGCTGTTCGGCACAGGCCAGATGAACAGATTGCCTTGAGGGAATCCAGCGTCATAGAACGCATATTGCGGGAATGCATTCAGGTTCTTGATGCCGATCCGGTTGTAATCCTCGCGTGCACGAATGATTGTGAGCGGGTAATCCACCGGAAGAGGGGTGTTCTGATTGAGCCGGAAGAATGCCGACTCTAATTTTGCAGGACGTGCGACATTGAAATCGCCACCTGGGCCAACTGTGTAGGAAACAGCTCCAGTGGCCTGCTTCACCACGTCCACCAGTTGATAGATCATGTAGCGGCGACGTTGAAGCTGTGCCATCAACATGTTCAGCAGGTTGAATGCGTCGTTTTGATCTTCTGCCGATGCAACCTGACCCACACCAAGCACATTGGCCGTCTTCAGAGCGAGATTGATCAGATCCGATGGCGTTTTTGGCAGAGGACTGGACATGCCTTACCCCTTTGCCTGCTCGATCATGGCACGCAGCTTGTCAGCGCCAAGCTTGTGATGCGGGTTCAGGCCCAAGTCTTTAGCCTGTTGGAATAATGCATCACGGTCAGAATCCGAGCCGAACGATGCAGCAATGCTTGCTTCTTCCTCTGCGTCGTTGACGACTACTGGTTTACCGTCCGGGCCATCAACCCACTTGGGGAATTCCTTGAACTCGTAGGGTGCCGTGAAGTTGCGCATGTTCTCGATCATCTTTTAGCTCCAAAAAAGGCCGGGCCGAAGCCCGACCAATCACGCCCCAGGAGGAATCAGAGAACGTCAGCAACCACGCATGCCCATTCCGGACGAATCGCCGCATACCCATACAAAATGTCCATACGGGTAATCAGGTTGTCACCCATCACGTCGTATGCGGTGATCATCCGCATCGCCACACCGTCAAACTCAGCTCGCGCCGCTTCCACCACACCAGCCGTCGGCATGGCGAGGTCAGCGGTTGCGAGCGTGAATGCTTCTGGGTAGTACGCGAGGTTCTGGCGGTAGGTCGTGCCAGCCGGGATCACCAGCGAAATCGCAGCGCTGTTGGCCGGGGAGGCCGTCACGGTGTTGAACGCTGCCGGTGCCACCACAATCGCCGGATAGATCGGAATCGAAGTCGCGCCGTTCGACACGTTTGCGGTCACAACGAACTGCTGCAGCGCACCTTGCGACGAACCGGTCAGGCGGTTGATGGAGTTGACGCCCGCGATGGTGATGATGTCGCCAGCGTTCAGCGTGCCGGTGATGGCGTTCACAGTCAGGGTGTTGCCGGTCTGGCCTGCGCCGTTGACCGTACCAGCCGAGAACGTACCAACCGTGTGCAGTTGGGTCGTCTGGTCGTACATCCAGTCAAAGCCCAGCGTGTCACGGGTGATCAGGCCCGATTCGTATTGATCGCCGATCTTGACTTGCGGGTTGAACAGGCCAGCCAGCGAACCAACCGTACGAGCTTGGGTCACCGGATCAAGGATGATCTTGCGATCCATACGCGGGGCCAGATTCTGATCCAGCACGGCGCCAGCAGTCAGCCACGTAGTTGCGTCCGGGCTCACGGTCGCGTTGCTCTTCGACACGATATTGCAGGCCGAGTTAGCAACCGTCATCAGGTCAGCAGCCACCGAAGCGGCCAGACGGTTCACAGCCGGGGCCAGAATGCGCTCCGAAAAGTCGTCCAACGACATGGTTTTTTCGGCAGTACCGAACGAAACCGGGACGTTCTTTTGGGTGGCGACCGTCAGAGTGGTATTCTGCTCATTCGTGCCTTGCGGCGTGATCGAAGCACCGGTATTGACCACGTAATCGTTCGGCAGACGGATACGCAGCGTGTTGCCGATCTTGGCGCCATCACGTGCGAATTGATCGTCGTATTGGCGGCCGACCGTGCGCAGGAATGCGTTGGTCTGAGTGAAGAGGCGGACTGCCTCATTCGTAATTTGATTAATGGTCAACAAGCTATTGCTTGCCATGAGATCACCTTTAGGACAGGAGTTCAAAAACGCGCCGAAGCGCAGCTTCTGTTCCTGCCCTAAGGAACTATCTTCACGGGCGACTCATTAGATTCCGGCTCTAAGGGGCCAGAAGGCTACGGCATGTCAGGCCAATGCCGATTGCCTTTGCTGCGGTTCTCTGATGCCGTGATGATCTGAAGATTGCCTTCCCAATGAAGGCCGCATACCAAATCACTGATCAGCGGAACCACATGATCGACATGATATTTGACGCCATTCGACTTGTAAAGTGCGAGAGCCTCTTCATACACCAATTTTATCTTCTTTGGATCAGCCCATTTCGGAATTGCTTGTAGCTTTGCTGCATGGCGCGCCACTTGCGCTGCTGTTGCTTTGGCTCGATTGCGCTTCTGCCACGCTAAAGCAGCTTGGCGTCCTTTTTCTGGATTTGCTTCTCGGTAGCGCTTGGCATCGGCTAAGATTCGCTCTTTGCCGACCTTATCTCGCCATTTCCTTGTGTAGGACGCAGACTTTTCGGAGTTTCTTTGTCGCCATTCTTTGGCGAACTCATTTAGTTTATCCCGATTCTTACCTCGGTATCTGCGGTTGAGGACAAGCAACTTATCGGGGTTGTCTTTGCTCCATTTCTTATTGTTCGCAAGAACCTTCTCTTTGTTCTTTTTGTAGTATTGGGCCGCTTGATCTTTCCGGCATTCTCTACAGTGCGAACTTAGGCCATCAGACTTCTGCTTATCCTTTCCGAACTGGTCCAATGGCCTATAGTTCTCGCACTTGGTGCATTTCTTCACGGGTCATTCTCCTATCGGTTACTAACTTCATTATAACAATGAAGCTTTCTCCAAAGGAGAATATTAACGGCGCTTACGAGCCGTCTTAGCCCGCCACGCAAACCATTCCTTGCTATTCGGCGGCGGTTCGACGCCATCAGATGCCGAAGACCCGCCATCGATCGTATCCAGCGGCGGAGGCACCTTCGACACCTGTTTCGCCAGAGCCTTAGCTGCAGTCCCGGCCATCTTGGTCATTTCCACAGCCATGCTTACCGGGTCGAGATTTGCAATGCGTATTGCCTCTCCCACGTTCTCCGGCTTACCAAGATACGTCACGACCTTTTCAGCATTCGGGACGTTCGTAAGGACTTTGAGAAACTCAGGCCCACCGACTCCTGCCATCGTCAGGGTTTGGACCGACTTATCAAAGTCTTCGCCGAATTCCTTCATGCCCGCTTCATTGATCGAACTGATGCGGTTGTTAAAGGTTTCTTGCTCTCGTTTCTGATTGGCAATTGCCTCAGCACGTGCATTGGCTAGATCCTCTAGCGCTTGCGGGCTGATTGCCGGTTGGCTCCCATCCGTGGGAACAGGCGCAGCAGCACGTAGGCGTTCCAGCTCTGCCTTCATCTGATCGCGCTCGGCTTCTGCAGCACGGCGGGCAGCCGTAATCTCGGCCAAGCGCTTCGGTACCCAATCAGGTGTCGTCGCAGCAGGCGCAGGCGCTTCAGTGGGCGCCGGATCGGCAGGCGGATTGTCCGGCTGCTGTACTTCTTGGTTCAGGGCTTCTTCCATGGGCTTCCTCTGTGGTTATTGCTGGGGTTGCTGCTCGGGTTGCACGGGCGCGAGTACGTTGCTCATGCCTGCTGCGTATGCGTTGGCTGGATCTTCTGCATCTGGCTCGATCCCAGCCGACGGGTTGGGAGCGGTCAGCATCTCGGCGATGGCCTTACGGATGATCATTTCGAACGCTTCCGGCGCCATGGCTGGCATGAGTGCCTTGAGACGATCCGTCTCTGCCTTGAATGCATCCAGCGCTTGGCGGTTGTCGTTTTCCATTCGCAGGGCTAGGTGATTCAGTGCGTCGATGTCCACGCGCTTCTGTTCAAGCTGGTATTTCTCGCTCTTGTCCTGCAACTCTTGGGCAAGCTGCTGCGCGAATTGCTGGGTCTGCTGCAATTGCTGCTGCAACGCCTGCTCTTGCGGCGTCGGACCTTCACCCAATACAAATGGCTGCGTACCCTTGATCCAGTTGCGTATGTGTTAGCGCCGATGTAAAACTGACCCACCCGCCGAAGTAAACCTGACCCACCTGGGAGAGGATGGCGGCTTTTGCCGCCGATGCTGACTCAGGAGCAAGCAGTGGAAATCAAGGTATTGGCAAGACGGGGTACGGCGGTACGGGAGATAGCGCGGCAAACAGGTCTATCGCGCAATACGGTGCGGCGCTATCTGCGCGACGGGCAGGCCGGCCGTTACAAGGAGCGCCAGCCACGCCCAACCAAGCTCGACCCGTTCAAGGGCTATCTGCTCGAACGTGTCGCCGCCGCGCGGCCACACTGGATTCCGGCAACGGTGCTGCTGCGGGAACTGCGGGAGGCCGGCTACGAAGGTGGCGTCAGCCAGCTCAAGGCATTCCTGGCGCCGCATAAGCGTGTGGCAGCCGAGCCAGTGGTGCGGTTCGAGACGCCTCCGGGCAAGCAGATGCAGGCCGACTTCACCGTCATCCGCCGTGGCCGCGCGCCGCTGCTGGCGCTGGTGGCGACGCTGGGATACAGCCGTGCGAGTTTCGTGCGCTTCACCGCCGGCGAGGGCGCCACGACGTTGTGCGAATGCCTGCGCGAAGCGTTCATCTACTTCGGCGGCACGCCTGAGCAGGTGCTGTTCGATAACGCGAAGTCCGTGGTTGTTGAACGTGACGCGTTTGGCGTTGGCGAGCATCGATGGAACACGCAGTTGCTCGCGCTGGCTGAGACCTACGGCTTCACGCCGAAGGTGTGCCAACCCTATCGGGCCAAGACCAAGGGCAAGGTCGAGCGCTTCAACCGCTATCTGAAGGAGAGCTTCGTGGTGCCGCTGGCGGCCACGCTCAAACAGGCGGGGCTGAAGCTGGACGTCGAGGCCGCCAATGCACGCATCGGCCGGTGGCTTGCGGAAGTCGCCAACGTGCGCGTGCACGCCACCACGCAGGAGCGGCCGGCCGCGAGGCTGCCAGCAGAACAGGCAGCGCTGTTGCCGTTGCCCACACCAACGTCGATGCCCATGCCTGTGGTCTCGAAGCTGCACCGCGTGCTGCCACGCGAGAGCTTGCAGCATCCGCTGGCCGTGTACGACGCGTTGCTGGAGGCTGCCGCATGAATCTGCAGCATGAACGGATTGACGGACTCTGCGCGCAACTGAAGCTCGACCGTATCGCCAGCGATTGGGGAGCGCTCGCGCAGCACGCTGCAACGACTGACGCGAGCCTGGCCGACTTCCTGGAGCAACTGCTGCAGGCCGAACTTGGTGCGCGCGAAGAGCGCAAGCGCCAGACGCTCACGAAGCTCGCCTCGCTGCCGAACATCAAGACGCTGGAGCAGTACGACTTCGGTTTCGCCAGCGGCGCTCCGCGTGCACAGATACAGGAGCTGGCCAGCCTCGCGTTCATCGAGCGAGCCGAGAACGTCGTACTGCTTGGACCGTCTGGCGTCGGCAAGACGCACATCGCCAGTGCGCTGGCCTACCGCGCGACGCAGGCTGGCATCAAGACACGCTTCATCACGGCCGCCGACCTGATGATGCAACTGGCGACGGCGCGCCAACAGAACCGCTTGCGGGAGTTCTTCAACCGCGCGGTCATCGGGCCGAGGTTGCTCGTCATCGATGAAATCGGCTACCTGCCGTTCGGCCGTGAAGAGGCTGACCTGTTCTTCAACGTCGTCGCCAAGCGCTATGAGCGTGGCGCCATCGCGTTGACGAGCAACCTGCCGTTCACGCAGTGGGCCACGGCCTTCGCCGACGACCAGACGCTGACGGCAGCCATGCTCGACAGGCTCTTGCATCACGCACACATCGTGCAAATCAGCGGTGAGAGCTACCGACTGAAGGACAAGCGCAAGGCAGGGCAAACAACCACGCGGGCAAGCGCGAAAGCAGCTGCGTGACACAGGACCCAGGTGGGTCAGATTTACTTCGGCGATTCACCGAAAGGCGGGTCAGAATTCAGTCGGCGTTGACACGCATTCGCCTCAAGCCCACCGCCGCTAATCTAAAGCGCGCCGAGCAGTGGCGCGCCAGCGTGCTGCTCGCCATCGAGAACGGCACGTTCGTCTACGCCAAGAGCTTTCCCAATTCCCCCAACGCCGCCAAATTCGCCGAGTACAAAGGCGAGGTGCAGACCGTGGGCGAGTACCTTGAAGCCTGGCTCGCGCGCAAGAAAGCGCATCTCAAGGCCAGCACCTGGGACGGCTACCGCAAGATCGTCAACTACCAACTGATCCCGGCACTCGGCAAGGAAGTGCTGGCCGACCTCAAGCGCCAGCACGTGCGCGACTGGCTCGCTACTCTGAACTGCACGAACAAGCGCCTAGCGAACATCCAGAGCGTGCTCCGATCTGCCCTGCAGGATGCCGTAGACGAAGACGAACTGATCCCCTCCAACCCGCTGCATGACTGGACGTATGCGCGTCAGGAAGAGCCCAAGGAAGAGGACGAGATCGACCCGTTTACCGCAGAAGAGCAGGCTGCCATCATTGAAGCCATGCCCGAGCAGATGGCGAACATGGTGCAGTTTGCGTTTTGGTCAGGACTGCGCACCTCTGAACTGGTGGCATTGGAGTGGCGTGACGTGGATTTTGCTCGAGAGACGGTGCGCGTGCGCCGGGCGCAGACGCAGACGGCAGATGCGCCCGAGGGCACCAAGACGGCAGCCGGACGGCGCGAAGTGAAGTTGCTGCCGCCAGCGCTTCAAGCGTTGATCCAGCAGAAGGCGCACACGGCGCTCGCCAACAAGGAAGTCTTCCAAGACCCGCGCCACGGTGAGCGCTGGGGCGGAGATATGCAGATCCGGCTACTATGGACGCGCTACCTGCGCAAGGCCGGGGTGAGATACCGCAAGCCGTACCAGACGCGCCACACCTATGCGTCGATGATGCTGTCGGCTGGAGAGCACCCGATGTGGGTAGCTCGTCAGATGGGCCATGCCAACGCGACCATTACGCTCAAAACCTACGCGCGGTGGATGCCAGAGGCTGACCAAGCGGCCGGAAACAAAGCGGTCGAGAAGTTCGCGGCGATGCTGCGATTCCCTGCCGATTCCGTACAGAAATCCAGCGAAAACAGCAGCAAGTAA